TAACAAAAAAAAAGTACTAAGGAGAATTAAACCCTATGTTGTACAATTTTACTTTTTCTTCATATGACATGTTAAAATTAAACACGTTTGTATCACGAACATTTATGTCTATAACCTCTACTGGTATATTATACTCTACCCTATTCTTGAGTGAAGAACGAACTAAACACTCTACGTATTGTTTAGGTGTTTCGACCTTTTCCTGATAGATACGATCCATCTTAATCTTCACACACGAAACTTCATGTGGTTTCTTATCTAAGAATGGATTGATTGGATACTGCTCTTGTGTACCACCATCCACGTAGGTCTTACCATTATAGTTTCCACACGCAAATATGAGAGGTACAGCCATAGACATACATACAGCATCAATAACCTTCATATCTGGATGTGTATCACGAGAGAAATACTCAGTTTCATTGGTATTTAGACAAAATGCTGATATGTATATTTTCATATCTAATTCTTGAAACGTTGGATCACACCCACAGATTTCAACTAATTTTTTACGAATTGGAGACATTGATACAAAACCAAACTTAGTGAAAAATGAACCCAAACGTATCTTGACGAAATTCGGGATATCTAGATTAAGGGATATTTCTAAAATTTCATCTACAGACATTCCTAATGCTAAAAATAATGCCAAAATTGCACCAGCCGAAGAACCCGAGATCTCTTTTACATCCGCTAATCTAGATTCTCGGGCCTTTAGGCATCCTATGAGTGAATATATCGCCATGGACGCTGGACCCAAGACTAGATACTTCATCTTCCTACTTAGTAGAATTGAGGAAATTGCCGACGTAAAAGCGCGAAAATTACGGCAAAAACGATCGCATGAATCATGACGGATTCCACACTGGTCTCTCCCGACATGTACACACCCTTCGAACCTGGAGGCAGAGTGAGAAGAAGACCTGGACTGAGAAGAAGGAATAGAGAGGTGGTCACGAGAAGATCGGTCTGTGTGAGAACCAAGCCCATAGCCTTGGCCACCATACTGTAGACCAGGAAGAACACGAGGGCGTGAAAGAAAACAGACATTTGATCGGTTTTTCGGTTCATGTAAGACAGTTTTGAGCCGTCGGTAGTAACCACCATACCGGGGCTCAGTGCGAGAAAAAGGGCCGCAGGTATGGCAACTTTTTGTGTAGTAATATCCGGTAACATTTACCATATACACATATAATTTTTGGCATAATTTAAAAAATCGTTTAATGTTGCACCCCTCATCATTTCTTCATGAAGTCCATTATCATTGATTGTGCGTCTAACATGACGCCAAATGTAAGCCAAACGTTCTTCATACCATTTGGTCTGTTCCTCATATTCCCATGTTACCCTTTCCTGGATATGATCATGCTCCATAAAACAAAACTCAACAAAGTCACAGAATTTGCCTTTGTGAGTGATATGTGCGTCATACAAGAGAGTGTCAATCTTGTTCCACATCATGTGAAGTTCATCTGAGTATTCGACTTCCCAGTCTTCGATATTCAGAGGAGTGTTTTCGATGTTAAATTCATCGTCGTCACTGTCATGGGTTTCAAACCCGATGGTAGCTTCGTCGACGTACTGGCTCCAAACCATTGTATTTCTACTTATCTTCTTTTACGGGCTTATCTTTTATACCGGTTAACGAAAGAGAAGTTGATTCCTTGACTTTAAGATTATCCGTAATCGCGTTTAAAGCCCCTTCAACCTTCGCTTCATCACCACTGAAAAATTTGCTAAGCCCCTCCTTCACAGCATCCTTATTAATACCAGCCTTCCGTACACTTTTACGAATACTGATCTTCCCCTTCCGTAGGTTAATGGTATCAATGCCCTGTTCCTGCATGTGTTTCTTCACATTCTCCTTAAGACGCTTCTCTTCCTGATTAAGGACCTTGATATCAGATTTTGCTTCGGCAAGTTGTTTAGTAAGTTCTACGAGCTTAGAAACGCTCTCACTCAGTTCGTTCGGTACAGAGGTCATTTAATGATTATTGTTTTTTAATCTTTAAGCACAGAGACCCCTTTGCATGGTATCAGGAGTGATAGTGGAATTGTTCCAAACAAAGGGTTGCTTTGGGTTGGGAGGATCAGCCCTGATCTGCTGGTTCGCGTTCCTGAGGGCACCACCAATAGTCTCGGGGTAACCAACCTGGGCGCGTGGCTCAAGGAAGTTCTGTCCCTTGAGAACATCCTCGGGAGCGAACTGACCGAAATCCTCCTTGGAGGCAACCTCACGGGGGAGAAGAGAGGACGCAAGACCGGTACCCTTCTGCATACCGATAGTAGCGGTGGAGGGACCAGTGGTGGCGCTAGAGCCAAACACACTGTACTCCTTCTCGGTGAATGGAATAATTGGAAGATTTGTTCATGACACAAAGAAGATAGATGACAACAGCGATGGCAGCGAGCATCAAGATTTGCTGAGTGCGACCTTTCATCATAGTTTATATATAGTTAACAAATTTTTTTATTCGGTGAGAATGTCAATTCGTTCTTTGATTACCTTCTGAGATTTGGCTGGGGGTTCGGGTTCGGGCTCAGGCTCAGGCTCAGGCTCCGGTTCGGGCTCCGGCTCAGGCTCCGGTTCGGGCTCAGGCTCGGGCTCATCAACAAATGCGTACTCGTCTGGGTAAACATCGGTTACTGGTTCTTCCTTGACTGGATCATCGTGGAGACGGATCTGCACAACATTCCAGTTTCCACCGAAGGCCTTTTTGGCAAACCACAGTCCTGCGAACTCAACAAGTACGTCACAGGTCTTCTCGGGCTGGACATTATCAAACTCAAGTGGCTCCTTTTGGGTGTTGAAAACGCGAACGGGTGGCTCGGTTATAACGTCTACAGTCATCTGACCCCCATTCATAACGCTGCTGTAAGCGCCATTGATTACACGCTCAGAGAGCTGCTTACCAAACCACTCAGAGCTGTTCTCATGTGCGGCAGAAAGGTTCATAGACTCAATGTCGGAGATCTTCTTAACATTGGTGTCAGAATTGAGTTCAAAAGTCATCTCCCCTGAGACTTCAGATACAGTTACACCATTTAACTGAACAAGGCATTTACGCTTTTCATCACTGGAGGCTTTTACAAAGTAGAGACCATCGTCGCCCCTGGCTGGAGGATTGTAAAACATTATGGTTTAAATAAGTCTTACTTCTTTAACCCAATAAAAGGTATAGCGGCGGCGTTATTTAGAAGATCTTTTGATACCCAATTATTACGATTAGCCCTGTAACCATATAGCGTCTTGGAGGTGTTTATATTTTTAGGTAAGGTTTTGGCCTGGATAGGTCGTAAGGGGAACTCATTTTTGACGTAAGCATTATTTTTGACATTCACCCATTTTAGAGTCTTCAAATTGAAACGCTTATTTCCATGGGTCTTCTCAAATCCTTCAATGTTCATTTTGTTATTCACTGATTTTAGACCATGAACAAGCTGCTTAGATAAACGTTCCTTAGAAGGTTCGGTGGTGAACTTGGAGTATTTACGAGGATCTACCTTCTTCGCCTTTTTGATGTTAACATTTCTGTGTTTAGACACTGAAGTTGTTTTCCTGGTAACGATCTTACCGCGAACCTTTTTGAATGCTGATTCCATAGAATCTGCACTAGTGACTCGCTTATCAAATAAACGAGCAAGTCGCACAAGACGGAGACGATCTTTTGCCTTCTTTTCAGGTCTCAATTGGAGCTTTTGCATCAAATAAATATCTTCGATGAGGAACTCTTTACTGGCAATAAAAATCTTTTGGTTATTGATCATCTTATCAGTGAGTGCATCTCTGTAAATAATACCCCTGCGCTTTGTTTGAGCTACTTCATAACCAAATTCATTTTGTCTCATAAAAGGTATATCCAAAATTCCACCCAGGGTTTGATTCTGAATTCTACCAGTGGCTGGGGAGAAGAAACGAATGTTCAAATCGAGAGCAAACAATTCAACATCAATGAAAACGTCACTCTTAGATGGTTTGTTCGTAGAACCACCTTTCTTCTTTTTGATAAGAGTATATCTCCTAGTTACGTAAGGACCAGCTTTACTGAAACCAACACCCATAAACTTGAACAGTTTACTATGGGTCTTTTGGAACGACATAATACGTTTCTTGATCCGTACGTTGAGATTTTTCGCGTATTTACCCAACATATCCCATAACAATAGTTTGAGAGCTTGGAGTTTACCAAAGTACTTGGTATTTGTTTTCATAAAAGGAACAAACTTGGCGTCAATATCTGTAGTGACTATACGGTCATTAAAGTCTACATAGTAATTGAACGCTTCTCCACCACTCACGATGAGATCACCAGAGGATTTGAGACTTTGGGTAAGATTACCAATGGTGTCAAGGATTATGTCTCGAATGGAATCTGTTACCAACACGTACATCATCTTCTCCAACTCTTTGTCAGAATGCTTGCTCCTTAAACGCTCTCTGAACTTACCCAGATCTCTCTGTTCGTTCCTGTCGAAATATTTTTTCAATTTCGCATCTTTGAAAAATAAATTCTCATTCATAAATTTTTCAATGGTAACTTTCGAGTAACTTTTCTCATCCATTAATATATTGGGATATAATAATATGGTCTGTAATGTTATTGAAGAATGCAGATGCTATGCGTATGACGATGTGAGGAACCCCAAGAAGGAGCAGTTTTGTGGTGTACGCAAGGGACCTCATGTCATTCCATGCCCAAAGGACTGCTGTGCTGGTGGATGTCCTGGTAAGATACCTAAGCAGCCATTCAGAATCATCAAACGCCCCCGCGCGGCTAAACCCGAACGGAGAATTGATTGGATTGATATAAAGGTCTTAATGTTTTTGGCGGTAATTCTTGCCTGTATTTTCCTACTTCTATTGTGACTTAAAGATTAACCACCTAGATAAGATATAATGTCTCTCGAAACTATTCAATCCGAAATTGCTGCTCTCCGTGCTGATGTCAAGTCTCTCGTTAAGCTCGTTCGTAAGGTGAAGAGCGTCCAAGATGATCCTACCGGTGAGAAGGCTAAGGCTCGCGCGGCGAACAACGGTTTCAACCGAAAGCAAGAAATTACACCTAAGTTGCGCGAGTTTCTTTCACTTCCCGAAGGTGAGCTCATCTCTCGCTCCGAGGTAACCAAGTTCGTGAACGCCTACATCATTGAGAAGGGTCTTAAGCATCCCGAGAACGGTCGCCAGATCATTCTTGACGACAAGCTCCGTGATCTTCTCGCTCCTCCAGCGGATGTTGTTGTGACCTATCTCAATCTCCAAAAGTACCTCAGCCCTCATTACATTAAGAAGGCTTAAAAAAATAAAAACACATACTAATAACAACAAAACATGGTAGGTTTCGTTACTAAACCTCAAATTGAACAACTTGTTGGTACAAAGATCAAAAATCTTGATTTGTACCAAAAGGCTTTTACACATAAATCCGCTCTTAAGGAATATGAACAACTGAATGAATCATTTGAGACCCTAGAATTTATTGGTGACTCCGTACTCGGTTTCGTTATCACTAAATTCCTGTTTGATCAATATGAAAGTCGTCAAGAAGGTTTCCTCACGAAAGCTCGTACAAAGCTGGTTCGTGGTGAAACATTAGCGAATATTGCAAAGTTGCTTGGTCTCGAAAAGATGGTTATAATGGATGATAAGGGAATGAGAAATGGTTGGAATAATAATCCTAAGATTTTAGAAGATGTCTTTGAGGCTCTGATTGGAGCAATCTACATGGATCTAGGTCTTCTTCACGCTAAGGAGTTTGTTCTTAGGATCTATAATGATCCCAAGTTCATTGATATGAATCTTATCATGATAGATGATAACTTCAAGGATCATCTGATGCGATATTGTCAGCTTAACAGCTGGCAACTCCCTGAATATCGGGTGGCGGGACATCATGAAGGAATTTTCTACATTGACATATGGATAAACGGTCAATTTATGAGTAGAGGAACGGCTAAAAGTAAGAAGCAAGCTGAACAAAACGCAGCTAAGTTATTCTTCGAACAGCTTAAAAACTATAGATCCTATTAATTTAATATGCATCCAAATGTGAAAGCGCTGATCGAGAGGGAGTATGCAGCCCAGAAATCAGAGGAGTGGCTCGCTTTACGTGGAAATATGCTCACAGCATCTGATGCGGCCACTGCCATAGGTAAAAACAAGTACGAAACACCTGAGAAACTTCTTCTCAAAAAATGCGGTCTCGGCGAAAAATTTACGGGGAATGCGGCTACTCGTCACGGAGAGCTTTATGAAGACGAAGCCCGTATCCTGTACGAACAGCGTCACAACGAAGTTGTTCATGAGATCGGTCTCTGTCCTCATCCCGTACATAAATGGCTAGGTGGAAGCCCAGATGGTGTATCAGAATCTGGAAAACTTGTTGAGATTAAGTGTCCTCCACAAAGAGCTATCATCCCC